AGGGTCATCTCTTTTAATTTCCATATTAGGATCACCAAAGCTTACCTTTACCACATTACCTTTAGCGTTTTTTACATACACATGAAACTTGGATGCAGAGCCCGCTGGTGACCGTGTGGGGTTGTTTAATGTTTTACCTTCATACTTCTCAACAACTAAGTCTTTGTACATGTCTTCGCACATGCAATCGATTGCTTCTACTTCTTTATATGTTTTCATTTTTTTGGTAATTCTCCGAAAGATGGTTTGTTTGGATTGCCGCCCATTGCTTTGATTTTAGATTTAAGTTCTTTTACATTTTTTGCTTTGAAATCAGACTCTCCATCATCTCCGTAAAATCCAGTCCCTTGTTTATAAACTACGATCTCGCCTTCATCGCCGTCAAATCCTGCGATTGAGCCTTTTGGTAAACCTTCTAGAATTTGTTTTAATGTTTTCAATTTGCATCCATCCATTTTTTAGCTGCCTTATTCTTTGGCATAGTTTTAGACCACTTGACAATAAAGTTTAATACCTTACGTACTAACATTGGAGTTTTCTCTCTTACAGAGTTATCTATCTCAAAAAACAATTTGCCGAATGATTTTCTAAAAGGATCCAGGCCTGATTGTAATTCTTTCCACTTAGTAGTAACTAACTCAGGACCAATAGTTCTATCACCATCAAGTCCTCGTTGTCTGTCTGCTTCGATTGAACCTTCCAAAGATAGATTAACATATACCATAAGGCATTCGTATCCAAGAGATTCTAATGTTTGCTTTTGCTTAAGTAACTTACCAGAGTTAGCGCCAGTACCATCAATAACAAGACCTAACCTTCCAATCAATGCACCACTTTGTTTTGCATTAGTATGTCTTTTTGCTACAGTTCGTATAACACCGCGTTCGAATTTTCTGTTAGGGTCAAGAATAACTGTACCTTTCTCGTCAGTTAATCCTGCAGATTTCATGTAACGAGTAAACTCTATATCTGAATTAATTTCTTTGTATCCCAGTTGCCCAGGAAGGGCCATAGAATCGGCAACAAAAGATTTGCCAGCGCCGGGAGCGCCAGCCATAAATACTGCGTGGAAGATTGAAGGATCATTTCTTCCTTCGAGTATGTGTTGTCTTAAAGATTTCATTTATTCCCTTATAAACTGAATATATATAAAGGTATTTATAGTATTATAAATTCTTAATAATTTTATTTAAATTCTTTATTGTACTATACTTTTTAAGCTTAACTAGCTTAGGTTCCATGTGACTACCTATGCGTTCTATATTAACATATCCATAATAATCAAGGATACATATCATAGCCATAATGTCACCGAGCTCTTGCTCTAAATGATCTTTGTTCTCTTCGTTATCCACACCAAATCTAATTAACTTAGAATTAGCCTGGATAACTTCCGCACATTCTTCTGATAGAATGGTTAGTGTTTCTTTAAGATTCATTTTTTATCTTTAGGACCAAGTACATAATCCTTTTTCTCCGTCGCGTCATCTAAAATACTTTTTAATATATCGCCAAGAGCAATATTAAAGTTAAGATTACCGTGAGGATTTTCCCCAGGATATTCTATAACTTCATAATCAAAGTTAATAGACTGCGTTGTTTCGTTTAGTTTGACATCGGTATAACGATAGATAACTTCACGGTATTCACCGCCTTCTAATCGTACATACCAATGTTCAGTATCTAAATCATTTCTATCTACAAATGACCATTTTTCAAATGGGACTTCCCTCGCACTCATTCCACATGCCTCAGGATTTTTTCACTGTATACATGAAGTACACCACGATCATCTTCAACAACTAAACGTACTGCACCACTAAGCTTTTCAAACACTGATACAATATTACCTTTAAAGGTATAGTCGCCGCCTACTTTTTCTACTAAATCACCTACATTAAACATAATTACTTCCTATTATAAAGTTAAATTTCACTTGCATCGCGGTGATGTTGGATGTCGTTTACATCGGTACGTACCGTGGCTCATATTTTTCTTACTTGCTTTCATTCCTTTAGCCGGTTGTTTTACATACGGCACTGTTGTCTTACCCATCAAATTCCTCCACTTCTATTAAATATGTTACATCTGCTTCTTTAAACATAGCCTTAGCATTTTTAATTGATTCTTCCCATGCTACATTGTGCTTTAAGTAAGGCCTGGTAACTACAACCTTTTTGATACCAACTTGGATAATGCCTTTAGCGCATTCATTACAAGTAGGTAAACCATACACATACATCGTAGAATCTTTTAAAGATACACCGTTGAGCGTTGCGTTATATATCGCATTCATTTCACCGTGTACAACTAATTCATATTTTCTTTCACGATTATTTAGTCTTTCTTCAGAATCATTAATTCCCCGTGGAAAACCATTGAAACCTTGAGATAGTATCTGACCATCACTACCTATAACCACAGCACCTATTTTAGTACTGGGATCTTTACTCCATGTAGATATTTCTTTAGCCAGCATACAATATTTATTATGCCAGTCTGTGCTTTGCATTAAGGTACTCATATTTTAAAATTCTCCATGCGATTCTTAGGCGGTTCATCATTTATATTAAGTGTTTGTGCGGTATCCTCTACATCATATAGTCTCATCTTAGCTCTATCAATACCTAACACAAACTTTTTATTTGATCCTGTTGGGTCGTTATATCTATTCTTTAACTGCTTAATCATAATCTGATTCAAGTTGTCTAGTTCTTCCGTAGATATAAGAGCAAACATTAAGTCAGCAGTTGCTGGTAAACCGAATGATTCACTTGTATCTGCTAAGCCTACATCTGAATTATCAAAGCCACCTCTTGTGGTTTGTGTTGCAGTTAAAACTGGTAGATTAAACTCTACGGCTAAACCACGTAATTCTTCTGCAATAGCCTTAACATATGTATATGAGTTAATTGCACCACCCATAGCTTTCATACGTGCACTCGAACATATATTCAAGTAGTCAATACAAATCAAATCAGGTTTAAAGTCTCTCTTAACCTGGAGCTCTTTTAATAATGACCTGAAGTTATTTGAACTTGCTGCGCCTGTAGGATATTCCTTTACAATTAGTTTACCTACACCTTTATCAGTGAGCTTCTGCATCTTCTGATCGAACATAGGCTTTGATAGATTCTCTAACTGATCAATAGGAACATTCATTAGATTAGCATCTATGCGCTCGGCAATTCGTTCCTCAGCCATTTCCATAGTAATGTACAACACATTTTTCATTTGTGTTAGTGCACCAGCTGCGACATGACACATGAACAACGATTTACCTACGCCAGTTCCGGCTAAAGCAACATTCAAACTCTTATTAACTAAACCACCTTTAGTGATCTTATTAAACATTTCTAAGTCGAATGGCAAGTGCTCTTCATCTCTATGATAAAATTCATAACGAGAATCAGAATCATCTACATAATCGTGACCTACTCTAATATCAAAGTTAACACCAAGAGCTTCGCTTAATACTTCAGGCAAAGAGTTCTTGGTCAAGGTTTCATGCTTACCTTCAATAATATTGATAGAGTCCATGATGGCTAAATAGATTGCTCTATCTTGACACCACTTCTCAGTATGCTCAATAAGCCAAGGTAACGTTTCTTCTTTAGTCTGTACACTGATTTCAGGTATAAGAGCTAAAGAATCTGATGTGACCTTAGGATTATTTCGCAATTCAATACTTAAAGCATCAGCGCTTGGTAACTTATTATATTTATTAACAAAGTCAACAAGCTCAGAAAATACTGCGCGATACGGATCTTCGAAATAAATAAGTTTTAAATGAGGGATTACAGTTCGAGTGTAATCCTCATTCAACATTAAGTTACGTAAAATTAATGTTTCAATCTGCATTAATCATTTTCCATATCAGTAAGTGTTTCATCTTCATGTTGTGGTCTAATCATTTCTGCATGACCAACTTCGTACTTCTTTTTAAGGTATGCTTTGAAGTCTGTATTTTTAAAGATAGGTTGCCAAAAAGATTCAAGCAATGTTTCTTTTGCACGAACTTTTTTATCTTCGATCTCACCAGTCTTCTTATCAACCTTAGAGTACCAACCGATATTAGGCTTGACTACATAGCCACCTTCTATTGCAACATCCAATAAACCTGAGTATGTTTCAATGCCACCTTCCCATGTAACAGAGATAGGAATCTTAGACTTTTCTTTAACAAACCTAGACTTCTCTACATTGATCACAAAGTTATAACCCATGATCTCTGTACCTTTCTTCTCTTGCTGACGACCAATAATCCAGATGTTATCACTTGAGTAATAGATACCTGTACCGCCTGATACGATAGCTTTAGGGAACAAACCAATCTCTTGGTAAGTATGATTAACAGCAATCAACGGAATGTCTCTCATAGTTAAATATGGAGTGGTCATTCTGAATAAACCCTTAAGGGCTTTTGCTCTTGACATATCTGCCACAGACTTTTCATTCATAGCATCAGTTAATTCTTTAATAGATGCAAGGTTGCCAATAGAGTCAATAACAATAATGACTTTATCTTTGCGCTCAATATTTTCTAATTGATTAATTAGATCGAACTTCAGTTCTTCTACATTAGTTATTGGACTATGCAGAACTCGAGAAGTATCAATACCGAACGACTTAAAGTATTGTTGCGGGCTGCCAAACTCTGAGTCATAGAATAACAAAACAGCGTCTTCATACTTGTCTAAGTATGCTGCTGCCATTAGCAATGCAAACGAAGTCTTAAAATGCTTCGATGGTCCTGCTAATACTGTTAGTCCTGAACCCAAACCTCCGTCTGGATCACCTGATAATGCAACGTTAATCATTGGAACCGGTGTGGTTACCATATCTTTGCCAGAAAACAATTTAGACTTATCAAGAACAGCTGTCTCTTTAATCCTAGAATTCTTCTGAAGTTTATCCATTATACCCATTGGTACTCCTTCATTATTAATTTAATTATCGCCAAAGAATTTTTCAAGTGCAAAAGTTAAAATAACAATTGCTACTATCCAAAAAATATATTGTGAGTATTCATAACCCATATACATTCACTCCTCTTCGTTTCTTGTATCTATTATAACACAGTTTTTCCAAAAGTAAATACTAATCCTTTAATAAAAACTTGATTGGCGATTTAGGTTCGTAGTTAGGCATGGTAATATACTTACCATCATACGACCAGTTTTGGTAGTATCTAGCTGATGAACGTTCAATCATAGTAGTCACATCTATAATGTGTTCTTCATATATGTGAGTATCGCCAAAGTTCATTGTGATTCTGCCGGGTTTTAATCCGGTTGCATCTGCAATATGTTTAACATATAGCGCCGCTAATATAAAATCACTCGGCAGTCCGACTGCAACATCAACTGATCGTTGAGTCCAAATCATATCTAGCTTGCCGTTTCGTACATAGAACTGATAATTGAAATGACAACAAGGTAAAGATAAATCATCTAAGTGAGTATGATCCCACAAGTTAATGATATGACGTCTACTCATTGGATCATTTTTAATTGATTCAATTACAGCATCGAGTTGTTCTCTTGGCGGATAGTCTAGATTTAATGAACCATCTTCTTTAGCCCATAGCTTCCAGTAAGGACAACCTAATTCTTCAAACTCTTGAACAGTTTTTGCATCTGCTAAGAAACCACGGAATTCACCTACAATACCTTTAGTGAATATTCGGCGTAAACTTAATACGGGTAATCCGATCTTTTCCATATCAAATGTTAAAGACGTACCGAATAATGAAAGAGTGTGACCATTCCTGGTTTCACGTAATTCACCATTCTTTAATACATCTTTTAGTAAGTCTTTGTAGAGGTCATCAATGTTCATTTAGTTTTATTCCAGTCAGTGGGATTATGCCCTAGTTCAATTAAGAAGGCGAGGTTTGTTACTGCATGATGCAAGTGAGGTTTACCGCTTTCTGGATCATCGATTTCACCAGCTCGCCAAGCTTCTAGATGTCGATACATAGCTGAGATGTATCTTGATGGATCATCTACACTTTTCCAGTTATGAGCACTGTATTTATTTGCGCCGAATGTTAATACATCGGCAACAGCTGCGATAAGTGAGGGAGGTACTAAATCATATTGAAGTTTATTACTGTCGAACTTTTGGAATTCTGTCATTTAAATCTCCTGTTAATATACATCTATTATAACATGAATTGAGGCAATTGTACATACCTTTCTGATTTATTTTCTCGCAATTGATTAAGCACATCTATAGTAGGTGTTTTGCCCACTATGATGTACGGGATTAGTTCACCCTCTTCAAGGTTAGGGTCATCAGACCAGAATCTTTGATTCCATAAGTGATTGTAAAAATCATCTTGAGAAAACTTCCATGTAACTATGTGAGTTACATTTCCATTTAACATTTGTTTTAATGTATACTTTGATTGAT